TAGGCTCTTGTCTTACAAAGTTAATAAATAATGCTAACTCATTTGCATTAGCAACTGGATTATCCAATGTGTAAGATGTAGTCGCACTTGTACTAAAGTCTTGTTTAGCAAAACTTGTGTATGCTAAAGCTGGTGCGTTGCCCAAATAACTCATTAAGATACATCTGTTAAAAGTTGTAAGTGAACATCAGCATTACCACTAGAACTATCGCTTTGAGCCTGTATTTTGTCACTTGTTTGTAAAACTATTTTAGGAAGTTCAATAGATGAGCCTGTAGGTAAAGGAACATTCTCAAATATAAATTTACCAGCAGTTGCTGAGTTATCATATTTTTTTAAACTAACTAAAATTGAAGTTGTTGTAGTGTTTGAAATAGTACCAGCAATAACAAGTGATTTATTACTTGCAGTAAATACATCTGTTAAATTTGCATTTGTTAAACTTATTTGAGCATCTGAAAAATTATTAGCCATATTTTATCCTTTTATCCTAAAGCTATTGAAAATGGAATAGCACTTGGGTCACTTTCTGTAATAGCGACACCACTTGGAAGTGTTATTGCATTGGTTGATGTGTTAATTGAAAATAGTTCTAAATCATCTGAGCCATCAAACAGTTTCATAGCGATTGTGTTTGTTGCAGAATTATCTAGCCATATAGTTCCAGCTACAGCAGAAGATGGTCTTGATGACCCTATATGTTGTGAGTTTAAAGCATTAATACTGTTATTTAGATTTGCTCTAAATGTGCTAAATGCTTGGTTGTCTAATGTTACTTGTGATACTTGTGTCATATTAAATTATTACTTGTCCTACTCCTTGTGCTATAAAATCAAAGGTTCTGTCAATACTTGTACCAGAACTATTAAAAAATTCAATAGTGAACTGTGTTGTTGATTTAGATGTTATTGAATAAAAATCTCCTGTATTCATAGATTGAGCAGAGATACCTATTGCTGGATTTAATTTATAACCAAAGTCATAAGTAACTGTTTTGCCACCTGTACCAGAACTAATATCATTTCCACTTTCTGTTCTTTTAGATAAACTTGCAGTAACAGATAGGCTACTAATTAACGATCTAGCTTTCTGGTCATCTGATGTTAGCTTAACTCTAAATTTAAAATAACGACCTATATGCTCTCCTGTTACAAACTGATTAAAATTTGAAAAAGTAGAATTATCATCACTTGTTGCAATTTGTAATATAGTGTGTGCTTTAGCTGGAGAAGTACCATCAAAAGGGTTTGGTCGTCCATCATCAAATAATGTTGAGGCAGTTGGTCGTCCACTATCAAAATTTTCTGATACATCTTCTGTTAATTGTGTAACTGAGGCTGAAAACTGTCCTTTAAATTTTGCACCTAAATCTATAGAATTCGCAAACTCATAAATACCACTTGAGGGTACAGTAGTTGAACTATCTCCAACAGTTCCTGTTGCAGTTAAACCTAAAAAATTTGTACTATTTCTTGTTATAACACTAGAATTAGTTTTAGTTCCTGTAAAGGCTGTGTGTTCATTAATTGTTGTTTGTGTTACAAAATCTGTAGAGGCTATGTTTGTTGATATAATAGTTTCATTTGCAGATTGGTTTCCTAATTTATCATTAGCCTTGATAAGATACGAGCCTGTTTTTAAAGGTACTGTAATATTAGTTGCTGGTCTTCCTACTCTAGTTACAAGATCAAAACTGTTAGCCCAAGATGGATTAGATAAATCTGTGCTAAATCTAACTGTATAAAAATCTAAATCAAGATCAGCTATAGCTGTCCAACTTAATAATGCTTGGTTTCCTATTACATTAATTGCAAAATCTTCTACATCACTTGGGACTGCTGTTTGACCTATAATCTGTCTAGTTTGTGTTAAAAATGTACTTGAAACTCCCAAACCATTAATAGCTTTACATCTAACTTGATACTGAGCATTGTCTATTACATTAAGTAATTGATAATTAAATGATGTACCTTTACCAATAGTTCTAAAACTATCTGTAACTGCATTTCCATTTCTATCAGTTAATTGTTTTACTTCAACTTGGTATTCACTAACAAATTTATCAGGAGAAGCAGAAATTAAAACTGCTAGACGAGTAATAACTGTTCCATCATTATACTCAACAAGATCATCTGACAATGTAATTGCAGATGGTGGTTGTATAGTAAATGGATTAGGAAGATTAGTAGATGGTACTGTCGTTGCTTGTACTTTTGTTGCCCAAGTATAATGACTAGCTTGATATTCAACAAGTGATAACCCTACAGTTAAATCTTGATTAAAAGTTATTCCAAGAACTCTAAAAGGTTTAGCAGAAAAACCAATAGAACTGTGTGTAATATTAACTATATCTCCAATCGCTAAATCATAGCCATTAAAGTCAACATTAATACCTAGAGATAATGCTTCTCTACTTCTTCTAAGTATAACCTCTGCCATTTCTTCTGCTTGGTATTGCGATGTTAGAGTTGAGAATGTAAATCTACCCTCTAGTAAAAAACCACCATCAGCAGTTTTCATAGTTGAGTGTTGATCTGCACTTGGTAATCCTGAATCATCTATCGGTGGAAACTGCACCTCATCAACTTGATAGTTACGATCTGGATTAACAAAACCAACTATTACTCTGTTGTATCTATCGTTTTTTGTAGGTGTAGATAATGAATAACCACCTATAATATTATCTTCTGTTAAAGTGATACTTGCACTTCCTGTTGTTTCTACAATTAAATTATATTTACCAGCATTATAAGGCAAGTAACCTCTACAACCTTTTAAGAACTCTCTAACATTATCTATGATTGGTTTAGATGTATCTAGCACAGTATTACAATCAAAAATATTTATATCACTACTACCTGAATATGGTGTTACTTGTGTTTCACAAACTTGTGAGGCATCATAAAAAGATTGTAAATCTAATTCACTAACTGCTAATCCTTTTCCATATCTTGCATTTGTTAAATAATCTAATAAGCACCAAGATGGATTAATTTGATAACTAGCTGATTGCTCTACTAAACTTGAATTATAAGTTTTAACTTTTCTACCTTGTATTTTAGCTTGAACTCTTGGTATTCCACCAAATGCGTCTTGATTCCATTTAAACCTTAATGCTAAATAACATAGACCAGATAATTTATGATTGCTTCCCCATGATGATAATGTTGAAAGTAAAGAACTTGCAGATTGTCCATCAGTTCCAAAATGAGGTTCTACTCTAATTAAACTTTCTGCACTTGAATCCTCTACATTAGGGTCAGATTTATAAAAATTACTATCTGAACTATTTACTTCTACTTCTGTTCCATTTGATAATGTACTTGCCCAAGTAACAGGTTTTTCATCTACTCTTATTTCTTCTATATCATTTATCTCTCCCTCTGACATAACTATAGCCATATACAAATATGTGTTATCAGTTCCTGAAGTTTCCATAAACACCCTAGTTCCCCCAACAAGTCTTTCTCCATAAATTACAGGAATATTAGAGTCATTAGATTGTTTATTAAGTAAAATACCTTTTTCAAAATCATCAAATTCATTAGTTCCAAAATCAGGAATATCAGGAACTTTTGGTCTTAAAACCCAACTTAAAAATAACGAAACCCCTAATGAAACTAAAGGGTTTCCAGCCATAAATAAAGTTGCTATTTTTGTAACAGCACTTACTACTGCACCCATAACCAACTATCCTTTGTTTTTACTGACATAATTTTCTTTACTTTGTTATTATTATTTAATCTTATCCATTTGAATTTTTTATTTGCACCATGAATTTTTGTTGCATTGTTTTTCAACCAACTCATAATTTGTCTAATATTTTTCGTAGCTATAAAATCAATATGCAACATTATATCTCCACAATTCCAATTATGGATTATTCCTGTTTTTAAAAAATGTTGTTCAGCTTCTTGATTAACATAAGCCCAATTACAAAAACCATATACACCATTATCTTTAAATAATTTATATTGATTATAGTCGATAGATTGTTTTAGATGATAATATAATTCTAAATCAGTATTATCAGCATATCTTTTAAATGTTTTGTAGAATTTTATAATATCGTTTATCATTCTCTACCCCATTTAATATCTTGTACTGTTTGAGAAGAAAAATCCATACCTTTATCGTTTGCAAAAAATCTTTGTTGTGATGTGTTGTTTGTTTTACGGCCATTCTTTTTATTAAAATCTGCCCAATGAGATACTATGGATAATGATAATAAACTTGAAGTTTCTTTTTCTTGTATTTCATAGTTTTCTATACTTCCTTTATAAAGTAGGAAAGGGTCAGCAACTATAGTATTGTC